TATAAATTGCTTAATTTAATGATAGAATCAGGGGCTAGTAAGAATATCTCCCTACAATATAATACTAATCTAAGCTATTCTAAATATAAGAAACACGACTTAAAACAGCTTTGGTCTTCTTTTAAAAATGTATCTGTTTGGCCAAGTATTGAGGGCTGGCAAGAACGAGCAGAATATTCGAGAAAAGGTCTTGTGTGGTCTGACTTTATAAAAAATTCAAAACACTTTAACTCATACATTACTACCTATTCTTCTGTAATTAGTATTTTTTCAATTTATACGATGCCTGAGCTAATTATGTGGATTAAAAAACAGAAAAAGAGTTATTACGGTTCTCTTTTACAAGCACCGCCATATTACGATATCACTTGCTTACCTAAAGAATCTAAGTCCCTAATTAACAAAAAGTATAAAAATTTTATTATAAAGGCTGAGTCAGTTTTAAGTAGTGACGATATTAAACAGATGCTATCGTGGCTTAAGTATATGAATAGTATGGATAACTCCCATAGATTAAAAAAATTTAAAGATGAACAGCAACGTTTAGACCTCCTTAGAAATGAGTCATTTGTTGAAGTTTTTCCAGAGTTTGCAGAATGGTACAGAATTATTTAGGTAGGAAGCATGAATACGGTAAAATAGATTGCATAGAGTTAATACGCTTATTCTATGCAAATGAGCTAGGTATAGATTTCTCTTTACCTACCTACCCTAAATCAAGGAATTGGATGAAGCATTTTACCTCCGATCATGTGGATGATTGGGCTTCTTTGTGTTCTGTAAAAGTACAATTGACAGCTGCGAAAAACTATGATGTAATGGTATTTAAATCAGATAAATCAAATTTAATTATACATTTTGGCATGTACTTAATGCCGTCTAGAATGTTGCACATAGAAGAAGGGGGTTTTTCGTGTGTCCAAACGTTATCTAATTACTGGGTAGATAGATTACACACGATTTATAGACATAATGAACTGGTATGATTCATACACAGGGTTTCCTTACAAACATTTAGGTAACGACACTGAAACAGGGATTGATTGTTTTAATCTCTGTGCTTTGGTATTTAAACACGAGTTAAACATAGACATACCATATACTACCTCTGATTTTTGTAACATTGTTGACGAAGATTGGTACTCAAAAACACACGAAAGATGGATGGAAAAAGCAGCGTCAGAAGAGTATGGTTGGGCTAAAGTCAAAGAACCTAAAAAATATGATGTCATATTAATGAGTTTAGGATCAACTCATGTAACAAATCACTGTGCCTTGTATCTAGGCGATAATAAAATACTACAGACAATGATTAATCATAAAAGTTGGGTCGCGCCTTACGGAAGATATTACAAACAATACACGATTGGGATTTATAGATGGAAAGATTTGATGAATTGACAGAGGCTATGAATGCTCACGCTCTTAGAGACTATCCAAGAGAGGCTGTAGGCATTATCACAGATGATTTCACATACATACCTTGTAAAAACATTTCACCTAATCCTAAAATTAGCTTTATTTTAGATCCAGCTGATTTAGTAAAAAATGACGGCAATATTTGGGGCATTTTTCATTCTCATCCAGGAGACGAAAACCCCATACCAAGTAAAGAAGATAAAGTAAGTGCCGCTTTCCAAGAATATAAATTTTTGGTAGGATTTAATAATAAATTTTTTATCTATTGGCTTGACCAAGGAATAGACGCTCTTATCTTTGATAAGTTTGAGGAAAAGCATCTTGTTAGCAACAATTAAGGTTCACTCATCTTTTAGTCCATATTTTGATCAGCTTGAACTTAAGGCTGACTTCAATACGTATTTTGACGTCATTCCATATCTGAGTGCGATGCACCCTAGATTTAAAAACTATATGGATTCGACAAATTGGGAAGATGCTAATGAGTCTTTTGCATTTTTAGATAAAGACTTAAACCTTTTGAACGAGGACGATCTACACATAAGAAGAGTAAAGGAAGACGACGTAATTCATTTGGCGCCTATAGTGCTTGGAGGTGGCGGTAAACGTGGTGGATTATTTGCTTTGATTGCTATTGGTGTGTTTGCTTTTGCCACTGGTGGGTTTGGGTTAGCAGCTGCACCGACAGTGGGAAGTGGAGTTATCCCTGCTGGAACATCAACTATGGCAGGAGGAGTGGCTGGTAGTAGCGGAGGGTTTTTTGGAGGACTTATGAAAGGCTTTAGTGCGATGCCTGGATTCGCACGATCTATTTTCGGTAATATAGCAATGGGCTTAGTTACTTCACTGTTTACAAAAAAGAAAAAGAACACTGAAGTAGATTCATCAACTCGTCAAGCTGGAGCTTTTGGATCATTAACTAATACTACAGAAAACGGAACACCTATTCCTTTAATTTATGGACAACATCGAGTGGCTGGTCATATGTTAAGTGGTTATATTGATTCCGAAGATCATGGTAAAAATGATGTTATTAGGGTAGGGGATAAATTCTAATGGGTAAGAACTATTTAAAATATCATAACACTTTAGTACCTGTGATCGGAGGATCAAAAGGTGGTAAAGGCGGTGGCGGAGGCGGTGCCGAAGAGGATCCTAATTCATTATTCTCTACTGATATTGTATTTATCACAAATGCTCTTGGAGAGGGTCCGGTCTATCGTATTAATCATAATGGTCCTCAAGATATTGAAATTCAAGATAACGTAATTGACGACTTGATTAACTTCGCGGACGATACTACTGACGAAGAGAAGTTTGTTACACGCTCTGCTACAGGAACAACAACTCAAGATAGATTAGATGTTTTTGGAGAGACAATCGTTACTCCTCAGCAATTTGCTTCTCCTGTTACCTTGAAAAAAGGTAATCTCGACGGAGTTCCTTCAGTAAAAATTTTAGACCAAGAAACCTCAGCACAGTCATGGGATGCTCTTAAATTTGTGTTCGCTCTGAACGGTCTTCAAAAGATTGAGGATAACGGTGATATTAAGATTCATACAGTAAAAATTAAGATCACTATTAAAAACCGAGTATTAACAGGTGAAGATTTAGTAGATACTATTACTTCTGTTGAAAAAACTATCACAGGTAAGACGAATACTCTTTTTAAATTTACTGTTAAGGTTAATATTCCTGAAAATAAAAGAAGTGATGCAGGATATCGTTTCACTATTGAAAAAACTTCTGACGATAATGACTCTTCTGGTACTTCAGAAAATATCCAAGCAACAGGGTGGTTTGAAATAGAAAACGCTGCTCAAGCTTATCCAAGAACTGCTGTTATTGGTTATGCTTTAAAAGCTGTAGACGAGCATCAAAATGGAGTTCCTAATTTTACTTCGTTGGTAAAAGGATTACTTGTCAAAGTTCCTTCAAACTACAATCAACCGATTCTTGAAAACGGAGAAATTGATTGGAGACAGTTAGAAATTACAGAAGGTACACTAGGAAACGGGTATTTCTTACAGTCTTCTGGTACGGGCACAGTTCTTACCCACGCTAATCCTCAAATATACGTAGGTTCGTGGGATGGTACATTTACATATTCTTGGACACAGAATCCTGTATGGATTGTCTATGATATACTAACAAATAATACATACGGACTTGGAATTCCAGAAGAACATATTGATAAGTACAAATTTTATCAGGTGGCACAATATTGCGATGCATGTGATGCAGTTGACGGAACTTTTCAAGGGGTTGACGGTTTAGCTGATGGAACTTTTAGACATAAGCCAAGAGGTAATTTTACTACAATTCGCGAAAACCAAATTGGTCTTTCTTCTGGAACAGCAATTAAACAAAGAAGATTTACACTTGACGTAGTTATTGCTGATGAAAGTGCAGCTATGGATGTCATTAACGAGCTTTGTGCTAGTTTCCGGGGTGCAGTTGTATATTCGTTAGGCAAACTCAGTCTTGCTATTGACATGCCCGACGAATTTCCAGTAGCTGTATTCAATGAGACTAACATCAAAGAAGGGTCTATGGTTATAACAGGGGTGAAAGAAAGTGAGATTATATCAGGCGTTGATGTCTCATATATTGATCCTACTAACCATTACAAGCGTGAAACAGTAAGAGTAGATACTTCTGATGCAAACGACGGTATAGAAAAAAATATTATCAGGAATATCACTTCTCTTGATTTACGTGGGGTTACTCGTCGTAGCCAGGCTTTAAGGTTTGCACAATATCAAATTGCGTCTTCAAAATATCAGAGACGTTCTGTTACATTTTCAACATCAACTGACGCACTCCAATTAGCTCCTGGTGATGTAATTTCTGTTTCTCAGCAGTCTTCTGGGATTGCTTATGGCTATAGCGGAAAAATATCGGCAGATTCAAAAGTTGGTGAAGCTTCTAATACTAATGTTTTTATTGAACATTTTACTTCTCCGACTCTTAGTGATGCCTTTTTTACTTCAAACACCGGACCCTTAGCAATGCGTATCATCAAAATGAAAGATGATAGAGTTGATTTGTATATTTTGAGTAACACTGCCTTTGAGCTTACTAAAACTGATAATGTTTCAACTGGGTTTGATTTAGGCGAGATCAATACCGTTCAACGTTTTGATAAAACGACAAAGACTTTTTCTTCAATTAATTCTTGGACTTCTACTCTTGCTCCAGAAAAGGGAGATCTTTGGTCAATTGGTGAGATTGAAGATGTTGGTGATTTTTACACAAATAAAGCAGGTAAGCTGTTTAAAATCTCGAGCATAGAGAGACAACCAGAATCCGAGGAGGTAGTTATTTCAGGAGTAGAATACATTTCAAACGTTTTTGTTGATTCGGACACGTTTATTGACTACACTCCTACTGCCTACACTGATATTATATCTCCACTATCACAACCGCCTGCTCCTTCCTTTACTTTTTCTGCACAGCCGAGAAGAAGAAGTGACGGGTCTATTGGAATTGACGGTATTTTAAACTTTAGAAATGAACTTGCAGGGTACAACCAAGATTTAAGAACAGAGTACTTCATCTCAAGACCTGACGGTGCTTCACTTGTAAATAATGTCACGCTATCATCTTCTCCTCTTACTCTCAACGTAAGTAATTCGTCTATTATTAGTAACGGTCAAACTCCTAGCTCCTTAGTCGGGAAAAACGGGTTTGAGACCACTATTGGACAAATTCCCCTTATAGCTAATACTGTAACCGTTGTTGATACAGAAGGAGGAACTTTAGATGGAAACATTGAGCTTAAGCTTGAAGGATTTAATGTAGCGTTTGATGAAAACTTTCATAAACACATTCTTGAAGTAAATGATGACGGAGTGTTTAGTGGTTTGAAAGGTGATGACTTTTTATCAGTCCCTATCAAAGAAAAAAGTGCTCCACAAGGTCTACTTAACTTTGTAGGATTTGCTAGTGATATTACGCAACTTAGTGTTAATATCGTAGGGTTTGATAAAACTCTCAACACTGTAAAGTTTGAGAATACACGAACAAATGATCTAACTTTAGTTAATATGTTGCCTTCTGCACCTTTCTATGTAAATATGAATCAACTTCTAGATGCTCGATTCTATAACAATAACAGCTTTTACGTAAAAGGCTCAGAGTTTACTTACGTTACTGAAGGTAGTTTAGATACAGTAGAGACACACATCCCTTTAGAGATCACTCCAAGAAAACCAAATTTCGCTAGGTTATTTATTGACGGAGTTGAAAAAACTTCAGGACAGTTTACTGTAAATCGCAATGAAAATCTTTCTATTGATGCTAACTTAGTATACACTACAACTCCTGGAGACGTTGCGTTTAGGGCAGAAGTAGATCACTACACTGTCCCAGCTATTGAGCTTGGAGATAATGTTCAAGCGTCTTTCAACAATACTTTTTCCGTAGCTAATACTTCTTACGATCCTGCGAGCCCAACTTACAACGCCGCTCTGACTTCAAATTCTATTTTCAGAGTTGAGCTAGCTACCACTCCGACAGCTAACTTAGCAGGGTTTACCTTTATAAACGTTGAGAAAGATCCAGTTGGAACTATAGCTAACGTATCAGGTAACTCAGCTACTTTAGATTTTACTGAATCATCTTTCCCTAGCACTTTCAACCTTGGAAACAATCGGATTTATAATTTAAACGCTGGTGGAGAGTTTGAAAAGTTATTCGTTGCTCAAGATCAAGTAATTAGAGATTTGCCGATTGGTACTACCACTGTTCGTGCGAGAAATAAAAATGTTTTAGGTAGATTTAGTCCCTTTACTACTCGATCAGTAACTGTAAGTAACATCCCGATTCGCAGAGTTTCAAATTTAGATGTACACGAATCTCTCTATAGAGAGCAAACTGGCGGTGTTGCCGTTAGAGCAACAGTTTCTTTTGATCACATTGTCGGTCAAGAAGTAACTGATTATGAAATTTCTTATAGGTTAGCAAGCATTGATGACGTTGGATTAAATGACGGTGGTGCAGACTTAACATCTTTCAATACAGTCAAGGTTCCTGCCTCTGGAGTAGAAACTGATGGTAAAATCAGATTTACAGTAAACGGAATTAACAGAGGAGATACTTCTGGTCTTAATAGTATCACCTTCCGTATTGTACCACTTAATAAAGATATACGAGGTAAAGTCGCTACAATTACTAAATCAATTATAGGTAAGACAGCTGCTCCCTCAAATATTTTCAACTTCACTGGTGGTCAAAATACCGATCAGATTACTCTTTTGTGGTCTTATCCACGTAGCGCTTCTGGAGACTTACTTGATCTCGATTTAAAAGAGGTCGTTATTAGAAGAGCGCCTGGAGCTGTCTCAAATACTGTGGCTAATTTTGTTGCCTCTGATCCACTTGTTACTGTTTCAGCTGGTACTGCTAGAAAGTCAATTCCAATTGATACCTTCGGAGAGTTTACATATTTAGCCAGAGCAAGAGATACTAGCGGTAACTTTGCTGAAGATGTTCAAGGAATTTCTTTTACCACTACAAGACCAGATAGATCAACTGTTGTAGCTGCTTTTAGTGAGGATTCACCTGGAGTTGCTTTTACAGATATTACGAATACTAACGCTGGTGAGAGTAATTTCCCGTCATTTACTGATTCTGTAGCCGGAGGAACTGTTGTTGCTGACGGTAATCAGACTGATAACTCTAATGGTACGTCAGATGGATTTTCTGCTATCGGTGGAGCACCCACTGACTTGTTAGTAGCAGACGATGGAACATATTTCACAAAAATTAGAGACTTCGGCTCTACAATCACAGGCTCTGTATTTGTTGAAATCGAAGCAACTCAATCTGTTAAAACAACTTACAATGACTTATTTGAGGAAATATTATCTGGAGTTACAGAGGCTTCGCCTAATTCAAACGTATTGAAGGATGTTGATTTTGGAGGTATTGGTCATGTATTAGGATTTAGTAATACTGATGTAGTAAATCCACGTTTTGATCCTGACAATCAAACTTTTATGTCTGGTGGCGCTAGCGGTAATGTTTATGCTATTTTGAACACTGGACAGTTTACTAATGATGAAACAAATGCTAATTCTTATGCCTTAATTGCGGGTTTCATTGACCAAAACTCAATTGAACTAGGAGCGTCTTATTTTGCTAACGGAGAGCCTACAGGTTCAAATGGTTTTGCTAATGTAACAACCGCAGGCAACGCTTACAAATTAGTGAACTTCACCCAGTTTTCTGATACAGGAACAGGTGACACATACTCAGGCGCATTAGGGGCTGTAACAGCTCAAACCCAAATTAGAACTACAACTGCTGATAATACTGCTCTTTATGCTTCTACAGGTACAAACGATAGGGCGGAAGGTGCAGTTGATACAACTCAGTTCGTTGGTGCAAGTACTAATGACGGATTTATTACATATCAAGCAGGTTCCAGAACATTCCGTCAGTTCCAATTAAAATTTATCGTAAACAACTCAAAGCCTAATGAATTTGACTTTACAATTGATAAATTTAGATATAGTATAGAGAAGGATACAGTAACGTTTACAGATACCGTCACCTATGACGGAGCGCCAAAAACTGTTAGTTTACTAACATCAAAGTTTGTAAATAGACCCGTGATTTCGTATGCTATATTAACCCAAGAAGATGCTGTAGCTAATCCTGCACTGGTTGTTACTACAGCTGCTAGTAATCAAGCAGTAAGTTTTAGACTAGTAGCAGCAGATGGTACAGGCGAGTACCAAGCAAATAGTACCGCAACAGTAATGGTTACGGCAG